TTGGATGTTTTTTTATAAGGAGTTGATGTTGTATGAAACGACAAAAAATGAGTAAAAAAAAGAGTAAAAAAAATTTTCGCCGCGGAATGACGGTTAATCCGAAAAATAAGCGCCCTATTCCCATGCGTGGCGGTTTTAGAATGTAATGTTAGTTTTGATTTTTTTCGGAGTTGATTTGCCATGCCATGCTATCACCCTATTCCAATGTGGTATAGTAAAGATGTAAATAAAGAAACCGGCAAACGTTCTTTGACGGCGAATTATGGTAATGCCTGGCGTCCGCTTGGTCGGCTTCCGGAGACAATTTACGTTCCGTGTGGTCAGTGTGTCGGCTGCCGGCTTGAGTATAGCCGGCAGTGGGCCATGCGTTGTGTACATGAGTTTGAAACAGCCGGTCGTGTTGGATCCTTCCTCACTCTTACATATAGTCCCGAACATTTGCCGGAAGATGGTAAAATTCATAAAGACGTTTTTCAAAAGTTTATGAAACGTCTTCGAAAACGGTTTGGCAGCGGTCTTCGCTTTTTTGCTTGTGGTGAATACGGCCATAAGTTTAAAAGGCCGCACTATCATGCAGTTATTTTTGGCTTGCGATTTCCGGATTTAATGATTCATACAGTTAAGCACGGTTTCCAGTATTATCGTAGTCCTACGTTGGAGAAGTTGTGGCCCTACGGATTTAGCCTGATCGGCAGCGTTACGTTTGAGTCGTGCGCTTATGTTGCTCGTTATGTGATGAAAAAGCAAAAAGGTGATGATGTTGACGAATCTTTGCAGCCGTTTGTCTTAATGTCACGCATGCCAGGTCTTGGCCATGATTGGTATGAAAAGTATAAAAGCCAGGTTTATCCGAATGACTTCATTGTCGTTCGTGATGGTGTGACTTGTAAGCCGCCTGCGTATTATGATTCCTTGTTAGAAAAGGACGATCCCGATTTGTATGAGAAAGTTAAAGAGGCCCGCCAAGACAAGTATCGTCGTGACGAGTCAATGACAACGGAAGAGTATGAAATTGCTCAGATCCAAGAGCGGTTAAAAGCTCGCAAACTAACTAAACTTGTGCGCCGGCTGCATGACGATGTAGATATGTACGAGTAAATGTCATTTGACATTTTGCCCCCCCCGTATGGTACTGTTGTACTAGCGAGAGGGCATTTTTTTTAGATCAAAAAAAACGAGCGATCCTTTTCTGTTTAATCCAAGCAACACTCCCTCTCGGAAAGGAGTGATTTCAAGTTACTATTCTTGTACGTATTTTGACCGTTATTGTTACTGCTGTTTTTGATTTTATGCTTAATATTTTAAAAGGAGTTGTTACGAAATGCTTAAAGTTTATTCAATCTTGGATGATAAGGCACAGTGCTTCAATACGCCGTACTTTGCCCAGAATGACCTGGTTGCTGGCCGTTCTTTTAGTGATTTGTGTAATGATAGTCGGAGTCTTGTTAGTCAGCACCTCGGCGATTTCCACTTGTATTGTCTAGGTGAGTTTGATGATGAAAAAGGTTTTCTCAAGCCTTATGATATGCCTGCTTTTATTTGCCATGCCATGCAGTGTGCTAATGTTGAAAGGAGCGAAGCGGATGGAGATACGCTCTAGATACAATACAGGTGTTCGTGAAGGTTGGAAATCTTCTGTCCCTTCTATGACGCAGCAGCAGTTCAAAGATGAAGCAGATATTAATTATATTGTTTCAATGTATGATTCTTCTGGCGTGATGCCTACGTTTCATGGCGATGGTCAGCCGGCGCAGCCTGTTTTCGGTGATTTTGCATCGCTGCCGGATAATGCGCAGGAGATGTACAATCGTATGATAGAAGCTAAAAATAACTTTGACAACTTGCCGCTGGATATTCGAAAACGTTTTAATTATGACCCTGCTGCTTTCCTAGAGTTTGTCGACAATCCGGAAAATTTAGATGAACTTGTGGCGATGGGTCTTGCTACTAAGACCGTCATTGAGCCTGATAATCATACGGGAAATACGAGTAATAATACAGGTAACAGTGCCAATGAATAGGCATTTTCTCAATAAATGTCACTTTTTCTCAGAAAAGCTGAAAAACCGCATGGTTGCCACCTTTGTTTTCAGGTCGTACCAGTTCTACTTGATGTAACTGGTACGACTGACACCAATGTAAGATTGGTGCACTAAATGTAGATGTTAGGAGATGCATAAAAATGTCAAAAAGAGCTACTCAGCACAGTTTTGCTATAAGCCCTCAGAATCAAGTTCCCCGGTCTTCTTTCAAGCGCTCACATACAGTAAAAACTACACTGGATGCAGGCCGGCTTGTTCCGTTTTATATTGATGAAGTTTATCCTGGCGACACCTTTAACTGCAAGGCGACGCTTTTCGGTCGTATGGCCACGCCCATCGTTCCGGCTATGGATAATGCTTATATGGATACTTTTTTCTTTTTCGTTCCGTATCGTCTTCTTTGGAAGCACTGGAAGGAGTTTAACGGCGAAAATCCGCTTGCCGGCTATCAAAGTACAGAGTACGAAGTACCGCAGATGACAGCTACCAATGCGCAGGTTCAGACGCTCTGGGACTATTTCGGTTTTCCGACCGATGTAAAAAATAAGCTTTCGGTTTCTGCTTTCCCTTTCAGAGCATATTGGAAGATTTATAATGATTGGTTCCGCGACGAAAATCTTCAAAACGCTGTGTCTATTCAGACTGGTGCGCCGCTTTCTTCGACTTCCTCTGAAGATGACGCTTATGGCGGTGATGCTGCGCAGGATGCTACCACGGCACAGTGTTTTTATCGCGGCAAGCGCCATGATTATTTCACAAGCGCACTCCCCTGGCCACAAAAAGGCCCAGGTGTGGAACTTCCACTCGGCCAGATTGCTACCGTTTCCGGAACACTTCCTATTTCTGGCTCTTTGCCTGTTTCTGCAGGCACGTCTTCAAATATTTTTGACGGTGTGTCGTTAAATGGCACTTCGGTTTCGTTAGGCACTGTTAATTCTAACTATGAAGTTAGGGTAAATGAGGTTGGTGGTTCACAAAGTGGTTTCCGACCTCTTCAAAAATCTGTCACGGTGTCTGGACAGACTGCTGATGCTAGTCATGCTACTGCTGATGCGACAAAGGCGGTAGTTGATTTATCAAGTGCAACGGCGATCACAATTAACAGCTTGCGTTCCGCTTTCGCGCTTCAACGTTTTTATGAAAAAGATGCTCGTGGTGGTACCCGATATACTGAAATTATTCGCTCACATTTCGGTATCATTTCGCCTGATGCTCGCTTGCAGCGTAGTGAATACCTCGGCGGTGATTCAACTCCGATTATGTTCAATCCTGTTCAACAGACGTCTTCTACAGACACTACGTCCCCACAGGGCAATTTGTCTGCGTATGCTTTAATGAGTACGCGTGTTCACGGCTTTAATAAGTCGTTTACTGAACATGGAATTGTTATCGGTTTATGTAATATTCGTACCGATTTGAGTTATCAGCAAGGCATTAATAAGACTTGGCTTAGACAAACCCGTGAAGAATTCTATTGGCCTACCTTCGCTCATCTTGGCGAACAAGCTGTTCTTAATAAAGAAATTTACGCGCAGGGCACTGAGAGTGACGACCAAGTTTTTGGTTATCAAGAACGTTACGCTGAATGCCGTTACCATCCGTCTATCATTACTGGCAAGATGCGCTCGACATATGCGCAGAGTACGGATGTTTGGCACTTTGCCCAGAAATTTGATGCGCTCCCTGCTCTTAACGGTGAGTTTATCCAAGACCAGGCCAGCTACCAAGCTATTAAGCGTATTAGTGCGGTACAGTCTGAACCCCAGTTTTATCTTGATGCGTATTTAGATTTAAAATGTGCTCGCCCGATGCCGGTTTACGGCGTCCCTGGCATGCTTGATCACTTCTAAAAGGAGTTGATGATATATGAGTTGGTTATCGTCGGTTGCCGGTGCTGCTCTTGGCATATGGTCGGGTAATAAGTCGGCTAATGCCCAGGCTGCACTTTCGCGTGAGCAAATGCAATGGCAATCGCAGGAAGCACAAAAAACTCGCGATTGGCAAGAAAAAATGTCTTCTACAGCTCATCAGCGTGAGATCGAAGATCTGCGTAAAGCTGGATTAAACCCCATGTTGTCGGCAATGGGCGGTAACGGTGCTAGTACGCCCGCCGGCGCGACTGCTAGTTACTCGTCTAATGCGTATACTGGTTATGGTTCTGATGTGTCTAACGGTATTAATGCGATGTCCGGCATGTATTCTGCGAAGACAAATCGAAAGATTCAACAGCAGCAGGAAAAAAATTTGGAACAGCAAAATTTGAATCTTAGTGCAGATACATATAAAAAGACGCAGGAAGGTCGTGCTGCATCGACTGAAGCAGATTATAAAAAGGCTATGTTAGAGACTCAGTTAGTGCAGCTACTCGCTAATGCGAATAATTTGCAGGCTAGCGCTGATTTTACGAAAGGCGTCGGTACTGCGAAAGCGCAGTCTGAGATTGATAAATACAATGCTGAAACTCGGTATATTAGTGGCCCACAGACGGATGTCGCGAATGCGACGACTGCGAATTTAGGAGCGCAGACAAACCGAATCAACGCTTTGCTGCCACATGAAATTGCGAAAATTGATAGCGATATCGAAAAAAATGTACATGAAGTTTTACGAATTGATTCTGAAACGAGTTTGAATCAGGTTAAAATGATGACTGAAAAGTATGTGCAAGGCGAACTTAGTGCCCGATCGCTCGTCGAGTATTTGCAAGCTAAAGGTCAGACTGAAGATAATGCGCTAAAGTTTGTAAATCGTGTGCGCGCTCAGATAGATCTAAAACAGTATCAAATTCAGAATCGTTATTCTGGCGTTACCCCGCAAGGCCCCTATGAACGTCTAGCTCGTATTCTTGGTAACGCGAAAGGCCTTGTTGATGCTTCCCCGCTCGGCCTTATCACGCAGGTTTTTAAGTGATCTTGGTTTTTCCTTGATTGCCCTGATGAAATTGTTTTACTCTCGTATTAGTGGAACGGTGACGTGCTGCGGCGTTTAGCCTATCATCCCTTTCTATTGACATTCTATTAGATATCTGTTAGAATACTAACAGAGGTGATAGATATGAGAAAAACTCGTAGTATTTATTGTTCAGATGATGAGTACAAGCGTCTGAAGATCGCATTACGTTTTATGCGCGTTTTTGATGCGCTGTCAGTTGGTGACTTGTCTGATGAGCAGCGGTCTAAGTATTTCCTGGAAATCATAAAAGGAGATGATGAAGAATGAAAGTTGGTACTCCGGTCGCGTTGTTTTGTTGGCTTGTACTAGCCATTTTAGTTGTCTCTTTAGTGAT